GTGATGCTCACCGTTTCATCAATCTGTATCACTCTGCTTCTGGTGATGATTACAAACAGTACAACAAAATTCAGGATGATTGGAAGAAACTGAAGAGTTTTACGATTACCAAATCTGGTTATCACGCATACTTTGGTCTTTCTTCTTCTGCTTTGTCTCAAGATGCAGAGTTTGATGTCTCGGAAACTGCTACAAAAGCACAAATCAAATCTGCTTTTGTCAAGTCTCTGAAGACCAAAAAACTTAACAAAAAGGTTCTTGGAGAGTTCATTTCTCTTGTTGCATAAATACTCAAAAAGTATTTTTTGCGTAAAATGATAACTTATCAAGAATTTATTACGGAAATTAAAAGGTATCGTCTCCGTCGTTCTGGCGGAGATCCTTTTACTCGTTATAGTGATGGTAAGCAAAAACCAATAGATTTATCTGCTATTCATGCAGCAGGTAGTGCTGATGCTAAGGCTTCAGTTGGGTATAGAGAAAAGCGCGAAAAAGAATATAGAAGACAGGATACCAGAAGAAGAATGGATGCTGCTGGTAAGAAACTTGGATTACCTGAAGAGGTGGAACTTGATGAAATCTTAATGATTACTCCCGCTACCAAAAAAACCACTACCAAGTCTCAATCAAAACAAACAAAAGATCCTTATGGTGAAGACCCTGCAGTCACCAGAAAAAGACTTGCTACAAAGGTAAAGAAACTTAAGGAAGAGGATGAAATTGAAGAGGGAATTGGAATGACTGTTGCTTCTGCTTTAGGAAATCCTCCACCATTGAGCAAAAGAATGAAATTAAAACAAGCACTCATAATAGGTAAGATTAAGAGTGATAGTGAAAAGAATAAAAAGAAGAAGTATAGTGGTAAAGCAGCAAGTGAAGAGAATGTCCAGGAGTTATTCATTACAAGAAAATCTCCTGAAGAGAGAGCAGACGCAAAAAGAAAGAAAAAAGTAGAAACTCTCATTCGTTTAATGCAGCACGCAAAGGACCCTGCTGCTGACGTTGCTAAAACTAAAAAAGAAGATTATGAGTTGGGTGAAGCAATCAAAGGCCTTCGCCCTGCCTCAGAAAGAACCAAGAATGCCATTACTCCAGCACAGAGAAGGGCGCAGGAACTTGCCCGTAAGAGAAAAGAAGAACTGGCACACAAGGCAGACTTGGCACTCGCTGGAATGAAGAAGACTGCAAAACCAGGAGCAGTAACTCAAACTTCATCAAAACCCGAAGCACCAGAAGCAAATCGCAAACTAAAAACTGGTAAGAAAGTTGACACTCTTGCAGTGAGAGCAAAGAAAGTTATTACAACTGATTAAATTATTCATTATGAAAAAGTTTCCATTTGAACACGTTTTAAAGTATGATACTCAAGAAGTTTGGGTAAAGTGTGATAGTAGTATTACTGCTATGGGACTTCCTAATCTTGTAAATCAGTATTATCCTGGTTATAAAGCAAAAGTTGCAACTGAAGAACATCTGGTCAAGTTGCGGAACCAGTTGGCAAACTGACCACTGGGGGTCCTTGAGACCCCTTTTTTGTCCTATAATAACTTCAGTGAAACAAACCACTCACATCATGACTCGCACGAAAATGACCAACGATCAAATCCTTGAAGACCTCAAAAATACTTTTGGAAAAGAATTCACTGCCGCTGATGTTCGGGGATACTGTGCTTCTAAAAACATTTCCTATCAAACTGTTACCAAGCGACTGGAGCAGTTCAAAGTTGGTCGTGGTAAGTGGAACCTGGAAGTGACGCAAAAGAAAGTGGAAGAAATTGAACGTTCCTTTAATTCCGTTGCTGTTCTTCCTGAAGTACATCAAAACCTCATTCCTGATAAAGATGATACCTTCGTCAAGTTTGGTAATTTTAACGACGTTAAAAAAATTATTCAGTCCAATCTTTTTTATCCTACGTTCATTACGGGTCTTTCGGGTAACGGTAAAACGTTCTCGGTGGAACAAGCGTGTGCTCAACTTAAGCGCGAACTCATCCGTGTGAATATTACAATTGAAACTGATGAGGATGATCTGATTGGCGGTTTTCGTCTTGTGAATGGTGAAACCGCTTGGCACAATGGTCCTGTGATTGAAGCACTTGAGCGTGGTGCTATTCTGCTGCTGGATGAGATTGACCTTGCTTCTAACAAAATTCTCTGTTTGCAATCTGTGCTTGAGGGTAAAGGTGTCTTCCTGAAGAAGATTGGTAAGTTCGTTAAACCTGCTGCTGGTTTTAACGTGATTGCCACCGCAAACACGAAGGGTAAGGGTTCTGATGACGGGCGCTTTATTGGCACTAACGTTCTCAACGAAGCATTTCTTGAGCGTTTTCCTGTGACCTTTGAGCAGTCCTATCCCGCTCCCTCTGTGGAACAAAAGATCCTTGAGGGTGTTGCTCTGGATCTGGGTGTGGAAGACCGCGACTTCTGTAAGCGTCTGGTGGACTGGGGCGATATCATCCGCAAGACCTTCTACGATGGTGGTATTGAGGAAATCATCAGCACCCGACGACTGGTTCATATCATTCGTGCCTACAGCATCTTTCAAGACAAGGCAAAGGCAATTCAAGTTTGTGTGAACCGTTTTGATGATGAAACCAAGCAAGCATTCCTGGAACTGTATGACAAAGTTGATGCTGACTTTGTTATGCCTGTTGAGGAAAAAACAACTTCCAATTTCCCCGAACAAATGCCCAGTAATTATTGACCAACCTACTCCTTTCTGATAGAATATGAGGAGGTAAATGTGCCTCCTCTTTTTGTCCTTTTACTATGAAAAACAATGTCTGAAAACTTTGAGAGCACTTATAGAGATTCAATGCTTAGAGATACAATGATTTCTGGTGGATCTGGAACTGATACAATTTATTTTGGAGCAGCGCAACCAGCACAAGACTTTTATTTGTCTACGACAAACTCTGATACTATTACTTTTAATTTGAACATGCCAGAAAATACAAACAAAAATGGTTTTTGGAAGTACGAAGAAGATAAAACTCTGAAAGAAGTTGAGGAGTATCTTGTCAGCACTTACAAATCTCACTACACTTCTGAACAATCTAAAACTCAAACTCTGGATTTGATTGAGAGTATTGGTGATGCTGAACCATTTACTCGCTCAAATGCTATCAAATATCTTTCTCGGTTTGGTAAAAAAAATGGTAAATCTAAGCAAGATATTTTGAAGGCAATTCATTATTGTGTTCTTCTTTATCATTTTGCAGGACTTCACCAAAACAAGACTGACCGTTATAACTACTGATTATTATGAAACTCTCTGATAAAACTATTTCTGTTCTCAAAAACTTTTCTTCTATTAACCAGTCCATTCTTTTCAAGTCTGGTAATAAACTTCGCACTATTAGCGTGATGAAGAATATTCTTGCTGAAGCAACTATTACTGAAGAACTTCCTAAGGACTTTGGTATTTACGATCTAAATCAGTTTCTTAATGGCCTTGGACTTCATCAAAGTCCTGAACTTGATTTTGCCAATGAAGGATATGTTGTTATTCGGGAAGGTAAGTCACGTTCTAAGTATTTCTTTGCTGATCCCAATGTAATTATCACACCACCAGATAAAGCAATCAGTCTTCCCACAGAAGATGTGTGTTTTGAACTGAGTACTCAAGTTCTTGATAAACTTCTTAAGGCAGCATCTGTTTATCAACTTCCTGATATTTCTGCAGTTGGTGAAGCTGGTGTTGTGAAACTTGTTGTGCGCGACAAAAAGAATGATACTTCTAACGCACATGAAGAAGTTGTTGGTGAAACTGATTCTAAGTTTGTCTTCAATTTTAAAGTGGAGAATATTAAGATTCTTCCTGGTACTTATGAAGTTATTGTGTCACAAAAACTTTTGTCACGTTTTACCAGTAAGAACCATGATCTATGCTACTATATTGCTCTAGAACCAGATAGTACTTTTGGGTGATGGAATTTCTTCTTTATCTGACTCCTATTGGGCGTGATATTATCAATAATGTAATCAAAGCGGGATATCCAGTTAAAGAAAATATTGGATTTTGTAAAGATAAAAACTTTTTTGGATATGGTGATTATGACAAACTAGTTATTTGCACCAAAAACATCAAAGATGGTGGTTATGACTTAAATCATTATATTAATGAAACCGTTTATCATGAGGCAACACATATTGCACACATGTGTAATAAATATAAACCGTTTTATATTGACTTAAAAGACATGCCTCTTCCTCCAGAAAAACTTCAAGATGTTAAAAATTCAATAAAATTGTCAACTGCCTCTGCTAGAATGGAACACGAAGCATATTGGATGGAGGACAAACCAGAAAAAGTGAATTATGTACTTAGAAAGTATTGCTTTTGATTATGAACATCTTTGTAACTTCCCCTTGGCCTGCTGAGAGTGCTATTTGCCTTCCTGATAAACATGTGGTCAAAATGCCTCTGGAGTGCTGCCAAATGCTCTCCATCGTGGCATCTGAGAAATGGGGTCATGGGTATGGCAATCTTTATAAGACTGATAACACACCATATCGAACTGAGAAAGGTGCGTTTCGTAATCATCCCTGTACCAAATGGGCACTGGAAAGTATCCACAACGCTTACTGGTTGATTAAACACGGTCTCAACTTGTGTGATGAGTACACTCTGCGGTATAATAAGACTCACGCTTGCTACAAGACCCTTGTAGATGCTTATTACCTTTTTCCTAAGGGGAAGATTATTGAAGTAACATCATTTGCTCGTGCTATGCCAGATGAATATAAATTTGACACAAGCATTGACACTTTTACTGCTTACAAGATGTATATCGCATCCAAACCTTGGGTTGCATCTAATTATCTTCGTATGCCAGAACGAAAACCTGAAT